TGTCGGGCGACGACGGGTGGGGAAGGAAAGGGGGGTACCCCCACCTATGGGGGGGGCTACATATCAGCCACTACCTATTGTGTGTTGCGCCTTATGGCACACTGGGCATAGGAACCGAACGTTGCTCGGGTCGTATTCACGCGCAGGATCGTCATGCACCCTGACGATGTGGTGCCCCTCCAACGAGTCCACGATGGCCCTGCACTGCTCACACGCGTAGATCCCACGCGCCTTTCGCAGCTTCTCCTTGAACTGGTGCCACGTCTTACCCCTGCCCTTGCCCTTGGGCTCGGGCTTGGGTGGCAGCATCGGATCCCACTTGCGAGGTAGGCCCATCAGGGATCCCGCATGCGTTGGATCTCGAGGTCCCGCAGGAACTGCGGCACGTCATGCAGGCGCAGGACAATCAGCCACTCGCAGTCGTCGGCCCGCATGAGGAGCGCCGTGTGGTCCAGCCGGTTGGCGCTGGCCGCCTGGTCAAGTTCGGCCCGCTGCATGATCGACTCGACGCCAAGCCTGGCATAGCGCTTGACCTCCCACTTCCAGAACGTCATCGAGGTGTCGAGGTCGCTGGCGCCGTCGACGCCGTTGCGGGCTGCCCGCTCGGCAGCGATGCCTAGATGCTTGCGCAGCATCTCGGCGGCCTCGAGTTCGCCCCTGGCGCCCTTGTTTCTCTGCATGCGTCCCATCAGCCGGTCCCGTCTGCCAGTCGGCGCTCGATTTCGTTCGTTTCGTAGTGGGATAGCCGGGCCCGCAGCCTCGCGTTCTCCACCTCGAGCATGCGCAGCTGCGCCTGCAGGTGGTCTTTCTCCCGCCTTAGATCGACTGCCCGGTCGGCTAGGGCCTCGATGGCGCGGATGGTGGCTTCCAGTTCTCCTGTCTTGTCCTTCATGCTGCTCCTCCTCGACCGCCGGGCGTGGCCGGCCCATAGGCCGGTCCATCGTCCCGCCGGTCGATGGCTTCTGCGAATCGTTCCACCATTTCGTCCGACAGGCGGTGCGTCGGTAGACGCAGTCCGCCTGCGTCTCTAATTCCGTTGGGGGGGGTTGACAAACCCCCAGTGCTGGAGGTATGAAGCGCCCTGCGGGACGATGCTTCGCTAGGGCTCGCACGCTCCTCGGGTGCTTCAACTCCCAATGGGGGGGTTCTAGGGGGGGCCGCCAGGAGCGCCCGCCCGCCGTCGACAAACTGCTGGAAATGGCCGGGCTCGGTCAGGTGCCACGTGCCCTTGTCATCGTGGCGCGGCAGCGTCGACAGCAGGGCCTCGACGTGTAACAGGGCGTCGCACTGGTCCTCCCTGGGCAGCGGCTCGGTGTCCTCGAGGTCAGCGAACCATGACCCGTCGCCGGGCTTGACCCACAGCGCCTTCGGGCGGCCTCCCGCCCTCTCGGCCTCCCTTGCCGTCCGGAAGGGCCCAGCGGCCCTGCCCGTGCCCCGTGGCGCGAACGACCAGTAGGACACGATCCGAGCCGCCATGGACGGCTGCTCGGCGTCGTACCGGGGCACCAGCCGGGCGTACCCCTTCTGCAGGTACTCGACGGTGATGGTGTTGCCGGTCTTGGACTCGCGGGCCCGCTCGATGGCCAGCGCCACTAGCCGCTGGTCGAGTTTGCTGAACCGCTCATGGAACCCCTGCTGCTGGGCCTCGGGCGCTCGAGTGAGCGCCGGGAAGGCTCGGAGCAGTGAGTGCCAGTTGGCCCCCCACGACGCCTGGTCCTCTTCAGAACGGCAGATCATGGTGATCCCCCAAGTCGATTGGCGTGGCCTTCTCGGCCTTCTCAAAGTTCCAGTAGCGCTTGCCGTCCTTCTCGGTGCTCGTCACGCCGGTCAGGCGGATGGTGGCCCCTGCCCCCTCAGGCTGGGTCCACGACCGGAACGACGAGAAGTAAACGCCGCCCTGGCTGGTCGTCGACCACAGCAAAACCCTGGTGGGCTTCTTCGGCCCGTCCGGCAGTTGAATGCTGATGATCTTTCCGACGGCGTCGGTGTAGTACGTCCTCGAGCGGCTGCTCGGCACGTCGCCCTCTCGAGCCCGCCACACTGGCCGCAGCTCCTCGGGCGTGTACGCGCACGGGTATGGGTCGGGAGCGTCCTTGGGCAGGTCGGCGTCGTAGGCCAACGGTGCAGGCGGGTCGAACGGGACGACCGCAGTGGGCGGGGGCACCACGACCGAAGGGGACAGGGAAGGTCCCCCTCGGGCTTGGCGCGGATCCCCCCGCCCTTCTGCAGCTTCTCCGTCGTCGTCACCAGCCGGAACGGCGGCAAGGCTTGAGAGGCTGTAACGCCTGGCGTACGTCAGCGCCGAGCCGATGGCCTGCGGCGTCGGCCGCTCCACGGGCAGGCTGAGGGTCGCGGCGAACCACTCGCCACTGTCGGCGTGCACCAGTGTGGTCGTGCAGCATGCGCAGCCGTCGGAGAACGACGACGCCTGCAGGATGGCGATGCCGTTGGCAGCCAAATGCGGGCGACAGGCTTCGTCGATGGCCGCCAGGTCGGCGTACCGGCTGCGGAAATGCGGGTTGGTGGCGTCCTTGATGGCCGGTCGGATCGACCGCTGGGCGGCTGCCAGCGCCTTGGCGATGGCGCCGATGGTCTCGCTGTGCTTCAAGCCCCCACCTCCCCATACATCCAGCCAGTTTGCGGGTCGATGTCGGACAGAGGCAGGCCATCGTCGGCCAGTTCAGACGGTTCAGGACGTTCCATGTCAGTGACTCCAAACCACACGACGGAGAAGGTGCAGACGGCCCCAAAAGCCGCTTGCTGGAGTCAAAGTCAACGTCCGTCTTTTACGTCCGCTTTCGGGAATAACCTTCAAACCCAAGTGTTATTGCAAAACAGAACACATATTCTCGGACGCGAAGACAGCCTAAAAACGCGGCTTTTGGGCGTTGCCAGTGACCCTAGTTACCAACGGTGTGGACGTTGGTTATCACTTGATATCGTCACTCTTTGCACCTGTCTATAGGTCCGGCGTGGGATTATCCACAAATGGGAGCAGTTTGTTCAGCGCCTCGCGCCGCTGCTGGCATCCGCCGCAAGGCTTGATGCCGATGGCTTTGGTGGCAGCAGCCACCACGTCACCTAGGCCGGTGATGGCGTCGACCTCGGCCAGCATCTCGCCGATGGTGGGTCGACCGTCGATGATTTCGACCGACCAAGTCTGCACCTTGCCGTTGAACCGGAAAATGTATGGCTTGCTATTCACAGTCAAATGTAAGAGTGAAGTCATTCAATGGACGCCAAATGCATTGGCCAGCTACGACATCGAGTACGAACGCCCGGCGAGGCTCGTACCCGTCGATGCAGCACCCATAGCCTGAACTGCGCATATACACGCCGATGACCCATACGCTATTGCTGATCGAACCGCCAGCGCATGGATCACCAAATGGAACGTCGGCGTTCAAAATGTAGGACGTGTTGACGCAAAACACTGCGTCAAACTGATCTTGCGGGTAGGGATCGCACGACAGACATGGCGCGTCGTTGGCGGTCAGGTTGCAACCTACTTTGGCAATCGTTACGTACGGAAGATCGATGAACGTCGAAATGTTGTTCGGCGGCAGGTAGTCCACGCAACACGTGCTGGTAGTCCTGATTTTGTCGATGGAATAGGACCCAGTGGATATCGATGGACCAAACATCTGCAGCGAGTTCTTCACGGCGACGTTGTCCTGGGGGGACCCGCCTGGGGGACATGCACTGGTCTCCGCTGCCATCAAAACAGACGTGCTTACGGTGTGTGTGATACACCCGTCGAAGTAGCTAAACCCGATATTGGCCGTGTAGAAATCACAGCAGGCCGGATCCTCAGGAAAGCTGAAATTGCACCGACAAGGGTGCCCGTATCCGTTCTCCCGGCACCAGTCAATATGAGTAAACGTAAAAGGGACAGCGCCAGTGTGTTCAATCGTAGTTGGCGCATTGTCATGCCCCAGGCGGAATGGCTGAAACGACGCTAAACCAGCAGCCAAACCATCTCGGGACCATAGGCCGGGGTCGGCGAAAAACCGAAAGTTGCCATTGGAGAGCGAGTACCAATGTCTGCCTGTTCCGTTGTATGCGCCGGTCAGGTTGTTGGGGCTTACGCCCAGCTGCGCCACGATTTTCCCAATTAGATCTGAGCCCCTAACCTCAAAACCGACCACCAGCTGGTTTGGTGCGCCGCCGATGCAGCACCGATTGAGAATCGGCCAAACTATCTCGTAGTCGCCAGCCGACGGGTTTGAGCCCCTAAACACTGGAACGGAATAATTCCACGGTCGGGTTGGAATCTGTGCCAATCCAGGCATCGGCACGTCATAGGGATAGTCGCTGATCGGATCCGGGAAACTGCATTCAGCGTTTGCGGTTTCCGGGTCTATCGCTGTCGTGGCACTGTCATAGGTGGCAGTGATAGGCGACGGCGTCAGTCCATCCAATTCAATCGACGCATATACATGGATTTGGGAACGGTGAATGGAATAGAAGTAATAGCCGACAGTCGCAGGCGATGCGCAGTAAGTCGGCCACTCGGCACAGCAAACAATCGGCGCCGGTCCGGGGTCGCAGCAGCATGTACGCGCTAGCGTCACTTCTTGAACTTCGACAGCGGGAACAGGTTGCCGGCGATATAGCCGCCCGCGCCGAGCATGATGGCGAACCACAAACTGCCCAAAAGGCTCTCAATCGTTGCGATCATCATTTTTGGGATCCTTGCGCCGGCTGGTGCGGATTGGTGCGGCCCGCCGGTAGGCCGCGTCGAACGTCGGATCAGCCCGGCGCAGCTCGGCAATCGTTGCCACCGCCTGTTCCGGGGTTAGGTCAATCAAATTGGCTGTGAGTTCGGCCGCTCGGCGTTCGGTCGGCGTGACCAACCCTAGCCACCCCTTGACGAATCGCCCAATACCTAGGTGCCAAACTAGGAACACGACGCCAAGCACGGCGAGCGCAATGCATACCCAGACCAGGGGGGCCACCCACCAGGGCACCTGGTCCTCCACGCCTGTCAGCGCCATGTAGATCATGTCCACGGCGTCAAGGATACGCGCCTGCTCGCCCTGGCCGGCCACGGCCTCGGTCTTGATGGTCGGCAGGCTGGGCGCTGGGGCGTCAGCCTCGCTGGCGATGCGCTCGAAGCGTCGGCCGCTGCTGTGCGCGAGTTGACGCACGGCGGTCGTGTTGGCGGCAATCCGTTCGCTCGGACCAGCGCAGGATGTCGCCACGACGACGACGATGGCGGCTAGGCATCTCATAGTTCCCCCGCCGCTGCCTGCCATCTCGCTATCTCGTCGGGGTTGGTCAGCGTCTGCAGCCATCCCTCAGCTAGCGCGTGCTGCATCCAAACTCGCTCGGCGCTGGCGTTGTGCGCCTCCGACTCGACGGCCTCGCACGCATCGCGCATAGCCTGAAGTTGGTGCGCCTGATATTCAGCGTCGAGCCGACGCGCTGCGATCCCGTCACCAGGTGGCATGAGCGATCCTCCTCCAAGTGTTCGTTGCGGTGCAGATGTAGATGTACGACGAATCCCAACAGATATCGCCAGTAGTGCCCGTGTCGCTCGCGCTGCTCGGTGTCTTCGCCGTCACGATGCGGAGGCGGTTCCCCGAGATGATGCCGACGCTCGTCGTGGTTCCGTTGAGTTTGGTCTGCGTGACCGATGAGTTCCCAATGATCGTCGTATTCGACCCGTCGCCTGTGACGTTGTATCCGATGATCGTGCTATTGCTGTTGTTGTTGGCCGCGAGGTCGGACAGGCTCCCGACGATGGTGTTCTCGGCGCCAGTCGTGCAGACATCCCCGGAGGTTCGACCCAGGAACGTATTGTTGCTCCCGCTCGATACGAGCAGCCCGGCGTTCTGCCCGATGTAGGTGTTTCCCGTGCCGCTACCGTTGACGTTGCCCGCTTGGTATCCGATCGCGGTGTTGTTTGCTCCGCTGTTGCCGCCAGTCGCATACCCCAGCGCCGCGTATCCGATGGCAACGCAAAAGTTGCCATCGTTTGAAAATAGAGCGTCAAGACCTATGGCTGTTGCACTGCTTCCCGTATTCGCAAAGCAGGCCGAGCCTCCGATCGCCATGACGGCATTTGCAGAGTTACTACGCGCTGCGTCTACACCGAGTGCCACGATTCCCTGCCCGGTGTTGGATAATCCGGCGCTATGTCCCAACGCCGTGCAGTTCAGACGGGTGTTGTTCTTTAGGGCATCTACGCCAACGGCTGTGCAGGACGTGTTTGTGTTGCCACTTAGGGCACCGGCGCCCACGGCTGTGTTGGTCGCGCTGATTCCTGCTCCTGTGCCACCCACGCCGACCAAAAGGCCGTTGATATAGGAATCCCCGGCTATTCCTGCACCGCCTGCAACGATGAGGGCCCCGGTCGTGCTCGAGGTCGAGGCCGTCGTGCTGGTGCCCGTGATCGTCGTGAAGCGACCGCTTGCCGCCGTGGTCGCGCCGACCGTGGCCCCGTTGATCGTGCCCCCGGTGATAGCCGCCCCGGCGTCGTGCGACCAGGTGAACACCGACGTGCCGGCCGTGTTCTCAGCGAACAACTTGCCGTCGGTGGTGTTGATAGCCGGTTCACCTGTGACGAGCTGAGCGGTCGTCGGAATTGCTGCCGCCGTGCTCGAGCGCTTTAGCCGGATTTGGTCCGTCATCAGTAGCTCCCTCCGTCAATCTCGTTGATGAGGGCAGATGGGCATTCTCCGTCGTACTGGTTCATGCGCTCGAACAGAGCGACGGTCACCCCGCCAGCCGTGTAGACCATGGCAGCCATGACAAACGCATCATTAGGCACTGCCAGCAGCGAAAAACCGGCGGCGTTAGCCCTGGTCGCATTCACTCCACCACCAGCCACCGAGGCGGTGTTCCCGTATTCGGCGAGGTTGTATCCAGTGATATTCACGGCATCTGTCTGCGCAATCGTCCCGGCCGTTGTCGGTGTTGCATTGGGCTGGGCCTTGGTCAGCGTGTAACTCCACCGGTTTGATCCCAACGAACTGCTGCTAACGACCTTCATGGGATGCCATGACACCACCGATCCCACTTGCACCAGCAATCTCTGCAATGATGCCCTATTGGCAGTAACCCACTGGGCAGCCTCCACCATCAGGTTGTTTGAGTCAGCCGACTGGCCGATGGGAGCGTAAACGCTTGGCTGCAGGAATCCTGTCATGGCCAGCTCGGTGCCGGTGCGGTTAGGAGTGCGATGATTTCCGTGGGAAGGATGACACCAGCCGTGTGGAATGCTGCTGTATCCGGATATGGCTGGTACCAAACGGCCTTGGAGCTGGCTTTCATCGTCGAACCGCCAAGGCTGATGGATGAATCTATCCAAATCGATCCATCGACTGGATTTCGCATGGGGATCTGCTCTAGGTGGAACCATTCGTCAAACACGAACGTGTACACATCCATGGTGACTAAATCCGTCACGTAGCGACGCTCGTACCCTTGGAACAGCACCGAACCAGCGGGCAGTCCTAAGAAAACAGCCGAGTTCCGTTTATTCAGGTGCACGGTTGGGTCAGCCGGAACATTGGTGTAGCCCAAGGCTGGATTGGGGTCGTGAACGATGAACTCCACGCGCAAAACATTCTGCCGAACTGGTCGCTGGAACGGCGTCCCCATGACATTTGTGATTGTCCCGTTGGAAATCACCGTAGTTGGTGGCCAGGCGATGGTTCCATTCGCAGGGAATGACGCGGTAGCCGGTTGAATGTATTGCGCTGTTAGGCGTTGCCCACTCTGTTGGGATGTCTTGATTCCTCGATACAGGCTGACACCCACCAACGGGCCACGCGCTGTTGATGTGACCAAATAGGTGTTGGCACGGTCCGGGTGCGTCTCGATGCGCAAGTCCTGGACAATGAATTGCGCCAGGCCAGCGTCCAATGTGCCCACGGCAATTCGAGCGCCCAACGGTTCAATTTGATCAAACGGTGCAGTTTGCGCCTTGATCGAGTTGAACACGTTCCAGCTGTCTTCGCTGGAACCAACGTGCGCCGGATCATCCTGGGCGATTAGGAACCTAGTCGTGTGGACCGCCTCGGTGGGCTCGGTACCAATGTTTAGTGTCTGCTGGCTATGCAGGCGTTGTACGTACCATGCCATTAGCGACTCCTGTCCGTGTTCTGCTTGATCTGCTCCAGCACGCGCAGCAGCTGCATGTTCAGCGACTCGACCGACTCTCCGCTACCGGTTGCCATGGCAAAGCCCAGTTGGCTGCGGAGTCCCGCGGCCTGCATCTGCATCTTCTCGAGGTCGCTGGCACCGGCGCCACCGCCAAGCATGCGGAATCCGATGCCCATGTCTTGCACCACCTTGTCCAGGTTGCCCTCGAGCCCGCGCATCACGTTGGTCAGGTACCCGCCAGGCGCCGTGAAAAAACTTTCCATGCTCTTGGACACCATGCCGCCTGGCCCCTCGGCGATCAGACCGGTACCTATTTCCTTTTGGGCCTCGCGCCGCACTCTAGTGGCTTCCATTTCGTCCATGCCGAGCCGAACCATGCGCTGGCCTGCGGCAATCTTGGCTTGCATGGCCGAAACCTCAGCCTCAACGATGTTGGCCGAAAAAGGCCGGACGAGATCCGCCAACGTCTTGCGCGCCTCGCGGTTGGCCTCATAGAAACTGCCGATGGCCTGAAAGAGCGGAGACGCCATCCCAGCGGCAAACAGGCCCTGCATGCGGTTGAACTGGCCGCGGATGCCCTCAAGCTGCGCTGCAGCCTGCTGGCCCGCCTTGCGCAAGCCGGTTAGGTCTACGTCGATGCCAACTGCTAGTCCGTACTTCGCCACGTTGCCACCTTCCCGAGGGTTGCCATCCAGTCAGTCTGCCCTGGCTTGCGCCAAGGCTCTACCACCGTCTGCGGCTGACGAGTCAGCCCGTACGCCAGGACCGCCAGCAGCCGCTCTATGCGGTCCGCTGGGGTCCAGTCCAAGGGTTTGCCATCACCCCTTGGACGAGTGCCATGGCCACGTGAACGTCCAGCGCCGTCGAGCCCGGCACGCCGTCCACCCGAGTGCACGACTCGAGCAGGAACGACTGCCTGGCATCGTCGTCCAGCTGTTCGACCTTGCGCCACTCGCCGACCGTAATGGGCCGGACCTCGAGCACGGCCGGGTAACCGGCCACTGCCTCGCTGCTGAACGTGCGCCAGGTCATGACCGAGCCGCCGTAATTTCGCCCGTGTATTGCCAGGTTACGGTCGCCTGGTGCACGGTGTCGTTGCTGTAGGTCGGTGTGTAACCGGTGATGATGGCGTTTCCGCTGAAATCGACGCCGCCACTTCCCGCGCCGCTGGCGAAAATGGCCACACTAATTGCCGCCGTAGATGGCGTGGCCCCGCAGAACTTCTGCGCGAGCGTCAGCCCGGTGGCGTTGTCTGTGTGGATCGTCGCCGACCCCGTCACGGTCGGACGGCCCTGGATGGCCACACTCAGCACCGAGTTTAGGGCCGTGGCGTCCACCACGGGGCTGCTAGCCGAAATGCTGATATCGGTGGCATCCACAGGGGTGCCACCGATGCTGATGCTCGTGCCGTTTGCGATGAATGCCATGTCTTAGCCTCCTGTTGCCCAAATGCGGTAAGTCTGACGGACCACCCGCGGGCCGTCATCCGTGCCTTCCTGATCGTCCATGCGCTCAACGTCCTCGCCGTCGGTAGCGCTCCACTGGATCTTGGTGCCGTCCACCGTGCCGTAGGTGGTGTTGTCGTTCAGCACGGCAGACACGGCAGCCGCCAGCGCTCGAGCGCCCGACAGCGTCGTGGCGATGCAGTCGATGGCCACCGAGAACTCGGCCAGTTCGGTCGTCCCGGTCATCGTGCGCACCGGCGTGCGGGCGTCGATGCTGTAGACGATGGCAGGCAGCTCCGTGCCCTCGCGGCGCCACTCCGGGCTAACGCGGGTGCTCACGAGCCCGGATACGCCCAGGTCGTCGGTGAGCCTGCGCCGTAGTGCGGTTTCGATGCTCATTTCTTCGACACCTTCATCCGCGCCTTGTGGGCCAGTTCGGTCAGTTGCGTCTCGATGACGATCGCCAAGTCCTCTTTGAGGACCGAGGGCGGGAACTGCTGGTAGGTGGCCCGCTTCACGTGCCACTGGGCGCGGCCGCTGTCCACGATGGGCGCAACATAAGACCTTGGATTCCGCTTGTACCGGAAGCCGGTGCGGGTGGTGGTCTTGAGCCCGCGGGTGTCACCCATCGACTGGATGACCTTGCTGGACGCCTTGCGCAGGCTTTCCTGCCCGCCGTAGCTGCGGTAGGTGGCCCCGTGCGTCAGCCAGTTTTGCTTGTAGGTCGTCGCTAGGCGCTTGAGGCTGCGCCGCAGCAGCTGCTTGTACAGGTTCCGGCTGACTCGGTCGGGCAGCGTCAAGAACACCCTTTGGGCATCTGTGAATGCCTTGTTTGCCCGGTCGCTGGTTCCTGCGCCGAATCGCAACAGTTCCAGGTTCTCCGACGCATTCACCTGCCTGCGCATGAACGCTTGGTAGCGCTTCATGTGCTCGGGGGAATTGAACTCGGCGCCGCGGCGGAAACTCATGCCGTCACCTCGAGCGCTTCGCAGTGCAGCTCCATCCGGCCCAGCGTCGGGTCCAGCACGCCGGTTACCTCGAGCACGCGGTCGGTCTTGCCAGTCTCGCGCAGCAGAATGCGGCTCTTGACGGTCACCGAGTCGATCCAGGGCAGAACGAGCCGCCAGGCCGTCTGCCCGCGGTTGATGTCGACTGAGTCGATGGACCGCCCGTCGGCCGACTCAATGTGGCCCAGCACGGTGGCCACGGTGGACCAGGTCTTGGTGGCCTGCCCGTAGGTGTCGACCGACGCGGTGTAGTTCTGCACCGCCATCTCGTGTCGGAACATGCCTCGAGGGATCATCAGTGCACCCCGTGCTCCCCGAGCATGGCCAACAGCATTTCCTGCGCCTTGCCCTGAATGGCGCCGGTGCTGTCGCCGCGGTCGGCGTAGAGGCGCCCGCACAGCTGCAGCGCCAGCATGTTGATGTAATGGTCGGCCACCAACGTGTTCCAATTGATGGTGACCGGGCGGTTCCAGCCGTCCTCGATCAGAACAGCCACGCGCTCGCCGTCCCAGTGCTGTTCCGGGTTCTCAGTCTGCGTCACCGAGTCGTCGTCGACGTAGACCGCCGTGATGGCTGACGCGGTGTTCACCGGCTGGATCGGGAGCACCACCCAAGTGTCCCCTTCCTCCGACACTTTGTACGAACGCTCGAGCGCCTGCATGGCCAAGCCGGTGCAGCGCTCGATCGTCTCGCGCACGGCAGGCAGCAGGATGTTGCCGATGTACGAGTCATCCTGCGCGTGGAAAATGCGCAGGTGGCTCTTGATGTCGCTGGTGGTGAGTGCTGGCATTTTGGAAAAGGCCGGAGGGGGTTTCCCCCCCCCCGGCCCAAGGGGGTCACTTGCGTCTGATCAGGCCTTGTTGACGATGACGCCACCGGCGCGCTTGTCGACAATCTGCGCGTCGGAGCGCATCGAGCTGCGGTAGTTGATGATGCCCGTGCCGCTGTTTGAGAACGGGTCGACGATGAACTGCACTTCCCGGCGGTCCACGATGCGGTAGGCGCGGGCGAGGTCACCGAAGAACACCTGCAGGCGAGCCGATGCGGCGTTGTGCACGTCGGCGAACTCGCTGATGTAGACCGGGCGCCCCATGAGCATGCCGCTGGCACCGTCCTGCAGCAGCATGCCCTGCATGCCGTCGTACAGGTAGGTACCGGCAGTGGACGCCTTGAGCTTCAGCAGGCTAGCCCAGGTGGCCTGGTTCATGATCCAGCTGCCGTTTTGGGCGTAGGCGCTGGGAACCTGGTTGAACAGGTCGATGACGTCGTCGAAGTCAACCGTATTGGCGGTAGCGCCAGTCTTTACGACGTACTGCCAGGAGTTGTCGTCGTACATCAAGCCCTGTTCCTGGGACGACCCACTGCCGACGATGTGCCGCTGAGCGCGGAACTTGCCGTGTGCACGCGCATGGTCAGCGACCACCTCGGCTGCCACGTCGATCGACGCATCGAACAGGAGTTCTTCGGTCACCGGCGTCGTGGCGGTGGCCTTGTAGGCGGCGAACGTCTTCACGATGGTGGTGAAGTTCGATTCGCTGTAAGCCGCTGCTTCGTTCGTAGCCGTCACAGTCGTGCGAGCATCGATGACGGGCAGGCGCAGCGCCGCAGGGACCGTCTGGACAGTTGCCAGCTTGCGCACGGGGTCGACCCAGTCCAGCCACTTCACAAACTCGCCAGTCATCACCGACTGGGGCACGGTGTTGCCCGCGGTGGCAGCAGTGCCGACCGTCAGGGTCGTGCGCAGTTCCATGTTTCCGCTGCCCTCGCGGCCGCGGGTGGCGAAGAAACGCATCAGGTCGGCGTCGTTGCCGCCGTTGCGGACCTCGGGACGGCCGACCAGTTGGCCGTTCTTGGCCTTGACGGCGTCGAGGCGGCTGCGAATCGACAGGCTCTCGAGCTGCCCGTCAATAGCGCGGATCTCTTCTTCCGCCGCGTCGAACGAACGGACGGCCTCGGGGGTTGCGGTCTCGGCGTACTGCTCGCACGCAGCGACGAGCTGCGCACGCTTCTCACGGAGTGCTTCGGGGGTAACGGTCATTTCAGGTCTCCAATCCGCAGCCGCAGGTACCGAGCGACGAGCCCGGTGGAAGTGTGAAACGCCCGGACCGCGGCTGCGGTCGCCTCATAAGCGGGCGTGTGGACAAGGCTGACCTCATACAGGCGGGCCGACACGACGGTCCGGCGGTTGCCCGCCCACTCGTCCTTGTCGACCGCGAACCCGAACGACATGTTTTGGTAGATCCCGTCGCGCAGGAGCACGCGCATGTCCTGCCCGTCGCGGGTGTCGGGAAGCCGAGCAGCGAACGTCACGCCGCGCTCGGTTTCCTCGAGCTCGAGCGTGCCGCTGCGCGTGTCGGCCAGCACGCGCCCGCCGTCGTGCTCGACAAGCAGCGACACGTTCCGTCGCCCCAGGTCGGCCGCGAACGCACCGCGCTGGATGGTCTCAATGAAGGGAAGCGGCTGGGATTCAGTCTCGTAGGGAATGGCCAGCCCGGACACGGTGTTGCCCTCGACGGCTGCGCGGACCTCGAACGAGCGGCGGTCAATCTGCATCGGGCGACTCGCTTTCTTCGTCCTCGCGGTCGCCGTTCACCTCGGCCTGACCGGCCGCCGTGTCCAGGCGCATCATGAGTTCGTCTGCCATGGGGTCCTGCACCGGCTGCATGCCGATGAACCACCTGGCGTCGTTAGGCGTGAGAACGCCAGACATGACGAGCTTGGATAGCTCCTTGGCGGTGTCCTTCATCGTGCCGCGGAGCAGTTCCTGCAGGTCGTGCTCGACGCGGTAGCCGGGCAGCAGTTTGGCCGTCAGTTCGGCCTCGATGCGCTTCGCCCAGGGCCGCAGCGTCTGATCGACCAACGCACGCTGGGCGTTTAGGTCGATTTGCGTTCCCGCCTCGGTGGCCGCCAGGAACGACAGTGGCAGGTTCAGCGCTCGCGCAATCTCGCCCATGGCCGCGGTGCGGGCCGCCGTCACGGCGTCGAGGTCGCCCTGCCCGCTGACGCCCTCGATCTTGCCGCCGCCGTCGATGATCAGCGGCTCGGACGCACCGCCCGACTTGGCATGCTTGGCCTTCCAAGCAAGCAAGATGGTTTGCTTCGCCTGCTCGCTGATCGGCGTGGGGAATTGGAACGACAGGCGCCTGGTCGTACCGGTGGCCGCCATGGTGGCCGCCCAGTTGTCGAGGTCCGCCACCAGTTGCAGCTGCGTTCTGCACTTGTCCAGCGGGCTCTCGCCGATGAACGCCCACCGGCTGTAGCCGCCTTTGACGTGGATGAGGTCGCTGGCCGGAATCGCCTGCCCGTCGAGCAGGTACTGCAGCGGGTTAGCCGACCAGTTGATCGTGATGCGACCACGCTCGAGCGGGATAAGTTCGGCCGCCTCGCCGGAGTAGGTGCGTGCGATGTACGCGTAGGCGTTGCCTTGCGTCATGGCGTCGGTGACGAGCCACCGGCGCAGGTCCCAGCCGTTGACCATCTCGGTGCTGCGGCCGGTCAGCAGGCTCAGGGCAGCAGGCTGCACCTCCTGGTCCTTGCTGTCGTAGACGCACAGCGTGACGCTGGCCAGCATCGATGCCACGCCCTCGATGGCACGCTGGACGCCAGGCAGCGCCTCAACGTCCCCGACGCTGCTGGTGTCGACCAGCATCGAGGCGTTGAAACTGCCCAGGAAGTAGCTGCGGAAGCGCGAAAGTAGTCCCACGCCTCCCCCAGTTTGAGTACGCGCTTTTTCTGTCAATAGGCGAACGTGACATTTTTTGTCACATTGCGCAAATAGTCGAACTGTCCGCTAGGTGGCGTCAGATGGTCATCACGCCGGACGGCGGCATCCACTGCTGGGAGCGCCCGCGCAGCTCGAACAGTCGGGCCGCATTGCAGGCGGCCACCAGGGCGTCGATGTTCTGCCCGTCGCGTTTCTGCAGTTTGACCAGCCCGCCGTCGTAGGTCTTGGTCGTGGCGTGCCGCAGTTGGTGCAGCAGCACCGGGTCGTCGTGGTACCGGAGCGCCTTCATCCGGATGAGCGCCACGAAGGTCGACCAGGCGGGCGCCTGCTCCCGGATGGACTGGGACCGGGCCTCAACCGGCAGGTTGAGTTTGTCCACCATGACCTGTCGGACCCAGTTCTGCGTCCAGCCGACTTCGTCGACGCCTACGGCCTCGAGGTTCAGGGTGCTACCAAGTTGTCCCAGCAGGCCCTCGACGGCGTCAAAGTCGATCAGCTGCCCGTCGTTGTGGTGGACGTGCCCCTGCTGGACCAGTTCGTGCAGCCAGGGCCGCTGCTGTTTCATGTGCGCTAGTTCCCCGCAGGTGAACGACCAGGTGCGCAGCAGCCCAAACTCCCCGCCGTCGACCACCACCCCCACGCTCGTCAGGTCGGCCCGGGCGCCAACGACGCTCCCCAAACTGAAATCGATGAACGCCCAGGCCCGGCGCCCGCGCACGTCCTCGAGGCGCCAGTCGAATCGGGCCTGCTCGAGCACGGCCGCGTCGATGCCGACGCTGGCGAGGCTGCCGCCGGGCAGGTTCAGCCGCTGGGTGCGGAACTCCTCCACGCCGTCCGACCGGCTGCCCAGGAACGCTAGTTCCGACCTGATGGTGTCCTCGGTGATGTGCCCGCCCTCGATCCACAGCTGCGGGTTCGCCTTGCGCCACTGGACCGGGTCGTGGATGTCCGCCCCGGCGTCGGACGCCCAGTGGTGCACCGCCCAGTCCTCGCGCAGCCGCCCGGCCAGCAGCTGCGCCTCGGCCTCCTGCCGCCAACCGGCCCAGGGAAGGCTGAGGTCGTCGTCGGCCGTGGTCGTCATCAGCAGCCGCCCCTCGGCGGTCTTGGTGGCCGCCGTCATCAACCGGCTCAGGTAGTCCCCCTGCAGGCGGGCCGCCTCATCGGCCAGCACCAGGGCGGGCGTCACTCCGTCGGCACGCTTGGCGTCCCTGGCGATCGGCAGCATCTTGCCCTTCCCGTGGCGCAGCATCGGCTGGTTGTTCGACATGCGCGCCGCCCAGGGCGTCGTTTTGCCGTCCGCAGGCCAGTGGATCTTGGCCAGCGCCTCCATGGACAGGCGGGCCTGTGAGAGGGCCGTGGCGGCGCTCACGACGAGCCGGTCGGCGTCGGGGTCTCTCAGCACCCAACCGGCTAGCAGGGCGGCCAGCAGCGTCTTCCCGTGGCTGCGCGGCACCGAGAACGACACCACCCTGCAGCGCTCACGCCTAGCGATGGTGTCGGCCAGCACCGGGACCCAGTACGGGTACAGCACCACGTCGGCAGGCAGCGTGGCAGCGAATGCGTCCACCACCGCCCCGTCGTAGCCGCCTGCCTCGGCGCGTCGCGCGTAAGCCGTTAGCGAAGCAGCAGTTACGTCAGACACGCCGCCGCTGGCTGCGGTGGCGTACGCCCATGCCGTCGATGTTTCAATGATGGATGAATGCATACGGCGATACGCTGTCGGG